CCATCATTTTGTTCATTTGCATTATTCTGCTCGTCATAAAATTTACGTTTATTCATCTCATTTTCTTCGTTGTCATAATATTCAGATAAAATATCATGTTGATTGCTAAAATATTCAAGTATGTCGATATTATTTTCAACATCGTCAATATCTGCATTTATTTTTTTAATTTTTTCGCGAATTTCTATTTTTTTTTTAAGATCAACGTTTGATAAATTTATTTTAGGAATTTCATTTATTTTTTTAAATTCTTTGTTTAATTTGTCAAGTTCTTTTTTTTGCGATTTTATGTTTTCTTTTTTTATTTCATGATTTTTAATATAATTTCTATGGTCACTGTCTAACGTGTTGACACTTTGAAGATATTTGATTTTGTTTGGCTTATATTTAAATGATGACATTGTGTGTGATATTATAAATTAAATATATAGTTCTTTAAGTTATCTTAATGATGCCAAAAATTCACTTTTAGTGATATTGTATTTTAATATTATAAAAATATATAGTACGTTGTTAAAATAACATGATAATTATTTTGGACACACAAAAATAACGAATCAATATATTTCAATTTTCATATAATAAAAATTTTTTTCTAGTCTATGTTTATTAAACTATCATGAGTGGTGGAATTATGCAACTCGTCGCACATGGCGCACAAAACGTTTACCTTACTGGCAATCCTGAAATAACATTCTTCAAAGTAGTGTACCGTCGCCACACTAACTTCGCTATGGAAACCATTGAACAAACTCTGAATGGTTCTCCTAACTTTTCCCGAAAAGCATCCGGAACCGTTGTACGTAACGGTGATTTAGTTGATAAGATGTATCTTAAACTAATTATCTCTGCTGTTGGCTCATCTAACAAGTCTGATGGTAAATTCGCATGGTGCCGTCGCCTTGGACACAACATCATCAAGAACGTTGATCTTGAAATTGGCGGCTCTTGCATTGATAAACACTACAGCTCGTGGATGGACATCTGGTATGAACTTAGCCATACCGCTGCACAAGAACGCGGATACGAAAAGATGATTGGCGACGTTCCTGAATTGACCGAACTTCGCGAAGCTGATGCTAACGGTAACTTCACTGAAGATTACATCATGTATGTACCACTTCAATTTTGGTTCTGCCGCAACACTGGACTTGCTCTTCCTCTTATTGCTTTGCAATACCACGAAGTGCGAGTAAACGTTGAGTTCCAAGACGCAAGCAAACTAATCTGCTACACCGGTTCTGCCCCTACTAATCTAAGCATTAAGGACGCATCCCTTATGATTAACTATGTGTTCCTTGATTCCATTGAACGTCGCCGATTCGCTCAAGTTGGACACGAATACCTGATTGAACAACTTCAATTCACTGGTACCGAATCTCTCCAAACATCCACTGGTTCTTCCACTTCCGGCAAATTCCGCCTTGGATTTAACCACCCATGTAAGGAACTTGTGTGGGCTGTTAAGGGTGGTAACTACACTTCCGGAAAGTCGTTCCTTGCGTACACTCATTCCGATGACTGGTCCACTGCTGTTGATGATGCTGCAATGAACGTGGCAACTGGTATGTTTACCATTGATCAAGCTGCTACAACCGTTGGTATTCCATGTGACTCTACACATGGCACATATTCTACCAGCACAAGCACATCCGTTTCTAATTTAGTTGAAGTATCTGTTCTATCTTCTCCTGGAATTGCATTTGCTGCTGGTGCATATACAGCGGGCACTAGTACTACTCAATATTACCTTAACCTCACACAAAATATTCTAGGAGATGGCTCTTACTTTTTGTGTGACAAGATTCATGATGTAGTTGTGACCCTCGTATCTGATACTAGCGATGTTATCACTATTGATTCCGTTGCAGTGAACAGCCACACGCTGACTGTCCGCGACCTGTCCATTCCTATCGCATCCTGGACCCAGAACAACCGCACACCATCTTCTACTTCTTCTGACGTGGTTGTGTACCAGCAAGGAAACTACGGTCTCCTAATTGATGGTACCGGAAACCCAATCAGTGATGCTCTTATCCAGCTCAATGGACATGACCGCTTCAATATCCAAAAGGGTGCTTACTTTAACTACGTGCAGCCTGCTGAATGCCACACCCGCACACCAGCTGATGGCGTAAATGTGTACTCGTTCGCTATCCACCCAGAACAGCACCAACCATCCGGATCCGCGAATCTTTCGCGCATTGATAACACTCAGCTAAACCTCACTTTTGGTGATTCCACTGTTGCTAGTTTCCTACCATCCCTCAAATTTTTCAATAACGAGACTCTCCTATACGTATTCGCATTCAGCTACAATGTACTGCGTATCATGAGTGGTATGGGTGGAGTTGCATACACCAATTAAATAAATTAATAAATAATATATCAATATTAACCTAAATTAATATTAATATAAATAATTTCCACATTTTTCATAATTATATTTTGCGTTTTTTTAAAATATTATGTTCACCATCCATATATTTAATTTCATTTGTGTACATATTGTCACGCAAATTTTTACCTTCAATTATTTTTTTTAATATATCGTCTCCATAATCATATAAATTATTGTTTATCTTTATTGTGCTCATGATCGGACACATCAAATTATATAATTTAATTATTTGATGCCCAATTGTCAAATCTTCTTCGCTAAATGTAAATTTATTTTTATCCGCAACCATTTTTTTGTATGATATTTTATGTTTTATAAAAATATTTTCATAACATATTTCATTCATATCAAAATTTTTGCCGAATAATTCAAAATAACATTTAGTAAAAGGGATTTCTAAATTATTCATCATTATAATTAATTTGCGCATATATTGTTTGGGCGTTGTAATCAAATCGTTTTGAATAAATAATATGTCAATAATATTAAATATTTTTTCATGCGGCACCAAACCATCAACAAATATATATAATTTTGTCAAAGATTTAATAAAATTATATATCTTATGTGCAAATGTTACTTGAATATATTTGTCACTTATTGCATATATATGTATTTCGTTGATTAATTGTTTCGCTATACACATAAAACTGCTCTTTGACGTTTCTACGTTGTAATTCTTTATTGTTAAATTGGACATATTTTTGCATCGATATAAACTTTATTTTAAAATATATGTTATTTCATAAATAATATATATTTGTTTCAATTTTTACGCAAATTATAATTAAAAATGATGCGCAGCATTGTTAAAATAAAAAAATTAATTGGTCATTGCACGTTTGATTTCCTCAGCTTTGGCATTATTAGCTTCCTCAGCTTTAGCAACTTCAGCAATCGCATCAATTAACGCTTTAATCGTTACCATCGCATATTCACGTTCTAATTTTGTGATCATTTGCGTTAGTTTATGTGTGATGACTTTTGTTATCCGCACATGTACCCATTGCATTTGCGTGTGTTTCCGTTGCGATTTCTTTAGACACTACTTTTGCTTTATTTGCAGCACCCGTTTCATTTTTTGGTACAATCGTTGCAACAGTTTTCATTGTTTGCATATGTTGTTTTATGATTTTTGACGATATTAATGCTTTAATTTTTAAAATTTTAGCTTATCGTAATGCACATTCTATGTTTGCTTCAGGTAATTATTTGATTTTTTTTCTAAATCAAACATCACTTCAATTTTGCACGCAATTTTTATTATTTCTTCTGTTGTCTCCATTATGTTATTTTATATGATGTATAATTAAAATATATTAAGAGTGTCAACATATTTATGTTTCATTTTTTGCGTAAATTAACGGATAAAATATTGCAATGTTTATCAATAAATCTATATCCGGATGCAAACAAAATAAAATATCACGATGCATAATAATAATAATAATAATAATAAATTCACATCCGAATACAAATAAAATAAAATGTCATGACGTTTGTTGACAAATCTACATTTGACTGCAAATAAAACAACACGTTAATGATACAAGTACAAAGCTAATTAAAGCATATAACTTACTACATTCGCGTGACTTTCACTGCATATCATATGCAAATTAAGCTTCAGTCTCTTCTTCAGCCTCTTCTTCAGCCCCTTCTTCAGCCCCTTCTTCAGCCCCTTCTTCAGCCGCTTCTTCAGCCGCTCCACCTTGCGCTTCCAGTTCTGCAATTGTACATGCAAGTACTTTTTTCAGCACTTCACACTTTTTCTCCAACTCTGCAGTCGCATCACTACCGGTTGAAGCGCCGGTCAATAATTCTTGAGTTTTGGACAAGTTTGCTTCCAACTGTTTGCGCTTGTTGAGGAGCACAGCAGATTTTTTGCAAGTGTTCGGTCCCTTTTTTTTAGGATTCTTCTCCGACTGAATGACTTTAAGCTCAACTTCCAACTGCTTGACTTTGTTCAGAGCAATTTGCAATTTATTTGGTCCTTGATTGCCCTTGCCTTGATAGCCTTTGCCTTGAATGCCCTTGCCTTGATAGCCTCCACCTTGGTAGCCTTTGCCTTGAATGCCCTTGCTTTGATAGCCTCCAACTTGGTAGCCTCCATCTTGATAGCCTCCACCTTGGTAGCCTTTGCCTTGGTAGCCTTTGCCTTGGTATCCTTTGCCTTGGTATCCTTTGCCTTGGTATCCTTTGCCTTGGTATCCTTTACCTTGGTATCCTTTGCCTTGGTAGCCTTTGCCTTGGTAGCCTTTGCCTTGGTAGCCTTTGCCTTGGTAGCCTCCGTCTGAGTTGCCTTGAGGTTTGTTGTCTTCATCGGATTCGTACCATGTGTCTTTTGCAGCCATTGTGTCTTTTTTTCGTGTGTTTGATAATTAGACAAGTTGCATAAATAATAACATAATGGACTTTTCAATATGTACACTATTTCAATTTTTTTGGTGATCATCTAAAATGTTCTTAGATGCAATAATACTATTTCGTCATCTGTCAGCCCATCAAGATTTTCTTTGAGATATCTATGAGTTAAATCGTCATGTATTGTTGAATTATTATAACTGTAACCATGTGAATCAATGATTGAAAAAAAATCGTCAGCATATTGTTTTCCTTGTTTTGTAAATTCACCATTCATACAATAATCATCAAAAATGTGTGGATTTGTTATTTTTAAGTTGCGTAAATATTTTTTTGATTCTTCAAATTTGTAGCGCAGTGATAAATGTTTTGAGCTTGATGATTTCCATTTTATGTCACTAATGCTAACGATAAAACGTTCACCATGTGAGTCATTTGGTTTCATATACCAAACATATGTGGGCAATTCATTTGGTGATATGTTTGAATCTTCTGGAAGTGTAATAATTCTTTTTTTTTTTCTTAAATTTTTATTTATGTCTTTATCATTTGTATCATAAATTAAATTAATTCTTCGGTTATCTATTCCTATTCGATTAATGTGTATTATCGGACAACTTTTACGTTTAGAATTATTGTCTTTTAATTTTAGTGCCATAATAATTTCATGCATATATATATCTTGTGATATGTCTCCTGATTCGTATGACATATAAACAGTTCCATTATTTGCACATTTCCATGATTTATTCAATGATTTTATATACGCACTATCTTTTGCGTCTAATAAAATAGGTATATCATATGTGTTTTTATATTTTGCATTAATAACGACATATTTATTTTGTGCCATATTTTGATATATAATATTAACAGATACAATAATAAAATAATAAAAAAATTAAAATAAACATAAAAATTTTATTATTATTTTTTGTTGCATTTTATTGTGTGATATTTACGGATAAAATTGTACAATAATAAAATGATGGAAATAATGCATCGTTAAATTAAAACAAATTAACATAATTTTGAGTTTCATTATGTTTTTCGTTGAATGGATTTCTACAAAATACACATTTATTCATATTATTTTTTTTGCATGCTAAAAAACATTCAGAATGAACTGCCCTACTACAAAAATTTTTACAATATTCATATTCTTCTCCATTATCCATGTCATCTAAACATATAGGACATAAATCATCCATACCTATCATTAATATTTTTTTATCGTTTGGTATTCTATGTTCATATTTATTTTTCATAATGTTGTCAATTTTTATTTGTTCGACGATAGCTGGTATATTATTGAACATCGATGTTACTTCTTTATTTGTAAATGTGTGTTGGTTGACAACGTTTTCATCAACATTCATTATTTTTATTAAAATAAAATATACATGTTTACATCTTGATTTTCGTTGTCTATAATTGGGACATGTACATGATGTATTATTTGATATGTTTACTGTATATACATTTCAAGTGCTACCCATAACATCAAAATATTTTAGGTGTTCATCATCGTCACGTGACTCAATAAAAAATAATTTTTGTTGTTTTCCACGATTTTTTCGTAAATTGTTCATCTTAATGTTCTTTTATTCACTCACAAGTTGATACTCAATATTTAATATTTAATATATATTTCAATTTTTATTATTGTTATGTTTAGACACATAATATTTTCAAATATAGTATCAATACGTGCCGTGGATTTTTTCACACGTAAAAAATTAACAAATAATATGAAATGTCAACTATAAATATATATAATTATAATGAGCGGCGGACTAATTCAAATCGTAGCATATGGAAGTCAAAATTTATTTTTAACGGGATCACCAGAAATAACATATTTTAAAACAGTATATAGAAGACATACTAATTTTGCAATTGAATCAATGATATTGCCGTTTGATGATACAGTAGGATTTGACGAAACGAGCACCCTTAAAATACCACAAAATAGTGACCTAATTGGCAATATGTATTTACAAATAAAAGTTCCTGAATTTAATTATGACAGAACAATATTAACAGACGACATAAGTAATGCAAGTGCTGAACTTAATGAAGCAAAAATAAATTTATCAACAGTTACATCTTATATGGCTATTAATATAAAAGCATATAGAGAAGCATATAATGCATATATTGCAATAAATGTAATGGATGCAACAACTATGATTAACGGAATAGAAACTGTATTTGGCGATGCATATCATATAATTGGTGGAGAATCTCCGTCTGATGCAATAACGACCGTAAATGCATTTACCGATTTAATAGAAGACACTGATTTTAATATTTCATATGTCGGCATGAATGAGATAGCGTATGATAATTCATCAATGACCGACAAAGATATTTTTAATTCATTGATAAATGTTGGATTGTCACAATCAATAAAAGTAAAAAAATATTATTCCGATTTATATAATGACGCTCTTGAAATATACAACGATGTTACTAACAAAAATAGAAAATTTGCATGGGTAAGCAATTTGGGAAACGCAATAACAGAATATGTAGAAATATCAATAAGTGGACAATCAATTGATAAACATTATAGTCAATATATGGAAATGGATCACGAATTAACAGAAAAAACAGAAAAAGATTATCTATATGATAAAATGATTGGAAATGTAGAAAAATTAACAACATATGACAGAACAGTAAAACCAGAATATACAATCATGTTACCGTTGAGATTTTGGTGTTGTAAAAATATAGGACTCGCATTGCCATTAATTTCATTACAACACCAATCATTTGATGTGACAGTAAAAACGCGTGATGTGTTAAGTTGTGCATATATGGAATCTGATAGTGACGATGTATTAAATCTTGATGATATTTTTTCTGACCAAAATTTGAATCTAGAAATGAATCTTGTTATCGATTGTATTTATTTAGATAAATTGGAAAGAAAAAAGTTTGCCCAGGGAAGTCATGAATATTTAATTGAACAAATTCAAACAACAACCATCGATAATATTGAACATCCTACCGTAAAATCATTATTAGATTTTAGCCATCCATCAAAAGAATTAATATGGGGCATTCAAAAAAATTCATATACTGATAATGTTGATGGTTCAACAAGATGTGAATGGAATAATTTTTCATTATCATCCGTCACATCTAGCACGCCATACAAAACTAATCCTATTTTAGATGCAGAAATTTTATTTAACGGATATCACAGAATAAAAAAACATGAAGGAAATTATTTTAATTATGTCCAACCATATGAACATCACACGCGAACACCAAGCGATGGCATAAATATATATTCATTTTGTTTACACCCAGAAGAACATCAACCATCATCAACATGCAATTTATCCAGAATAGCTAAACCAATTTTAAATATAACGTTGGATTCCTCTGTTTTTGATGATGGTGAACTAAAATTATGGATATTTAGTAAAAAATATAATATTTTACGTTTCATCAATGGGATGGGTGGTATTGCTTACACTTGATTATTCATTTATTTTTACTCGACACAATAAAAATAATTTAACGATATAAAAGAGAAAATATACAAATTAATAATAATGATTGGTGGACTATTACAATTAGTTGCTAAAGGAAATGATAATTTATTTTTAACAGATAATCCAGAAATAACGTTATTTAAACGAATTTACAGAAGACATACTGATTTTTCAATTTCACATCAAAAATTGAATTTTAATAAAAAAATACCATTTGGTGGACAAGGACAATGCACTATTAAAAAAAATGGTGACTTAGTTCATAAATTAATGCTTTTTATTGATATACCTGCAGTGCAATTAAAATATATCAAGGTTGCAAATAAAACAATTGCATCTATATTAAAAACATATGACATAACGTATGAATTCGAAAGTAATATAGCGAAAACTATTGTAACTTCCCTTGTCTATACAACAAATATATTGCCTCTGATTGAAAATAAAGTCAATGAACTCGTTGAACAAATAAATAATAGTCAAAGTGTGATAAATTTATTAAATATCAATTCAACACGTACAACTCCACAAAATTTAATTGATATAATTACACAAAACACAAATGAATCCGTTTTATCGTTTAAAAAAAATACATGGCAAACAACATATGACGCATTATATTCATATTATAATAATGCATTAACTATTGCGCAAACAACATATAATTTAATTAATCCAACATTAAATTTAAATAATACATATGAATCATCAGGTCTTGATACATTATTATTATCAATGATAAATAATTCGGACCCTAATTTTGCGTGGGTTAAATATTTAGGATATTTTATAATTGATACCATATCATTGAGCATAAATGATGAAATTATTGATTCACATACTGGAGAATTTATGTACATATATAACCATATAAATTATAATGTAGAACATACACGTGGAACAAATATATGCATGGGAAATGTAGAATCCTTATACACATTCAATAACGAACAAAAACAAAGTTATCGATTGATGATTCCTATAAATTTTTGGTGTTGTCAAGATATTGCTATGTCTATACCATTATGTAAACTTCAATATTCAGATGTTATGTTAACATTAAAACTAAATTCACTTGATAAGATTGCATATTGGGATAAATTATCTGTATTCGTAAAAAAACCTGTTGTTAATGTATCTCTCATGGCTGAATATATATATATTGACAAAGAAGAAAGACAATTATTATGCGAATCTAAAATAGATCAACTTATTAATGTTGTTCAATATGTGGGTGATATATATTTTAATTCGAACGATATTGATGAAACATCAAATAAAATAGAACATGAATTTTCATTTGATAATATGTGCACTGAAATTTTGTGGTTTATTCAACCTCCTGATAATATTGATGGTTCATTAAATAATAAAGAAATTCGTCCATGGGATTTTATGTATAAAACAGGCGTATCGTCCACAAATAAATTAATCGCAACATATAATGATTCAAGTTATTCATTATCAAATATAACCACGTCAAAAGATGTGAAAATTAATCCGTTTGATACAATCGCTATAAAATTAAATAGTAGAGTACGAGAAAATCCAAAAGGACATGTTTTTTATGATTCTGTTGTCCCTGTCATTAAACGAAAAGCATCAGGAATTGACGGACTTATGGATTATTGTTTTAATATAAATCCAACTTGGTCAATTCAACCATCAGGTGCAATAAATTTGAGCAAAGCATATCAATTTTCTTTAGAAGCAACATTAAACGATACATTTCAGTCAAGCATGATGAACTCTAAAAAACAATTTAGATGGGGTGTGTATGCAATTAAAAAAAATCATTTGAGAATCATGAGTGGATTGGCAGGAAAAATATTTTTGTGATCACCATAAAAATATTTGGCTGTATATATTTTTATTAAAAAACCAATCCAGATAATCCATTGCTTATGCGAAGAACTTTTGTTGACACATAATATGATCTACAGTATGCAGGATTTGATGTTTGTATTTTATGATTTACATTTAATTGTAATGATGAGGAACTTAATTGACTCATATTACATGTACCTGATGTTTGTGACAAAAGTGGATATAAACTAAAACTATATGTATTTATCCCCTCATAACGATAATAATTAAAATGTTCATAATTTTGCACCCAATCAAAATAATTATAATTTCGCAAGCTAATGCGCTGACGTCCACATAATAATATAGTTTCGTCATTCACTAATGAATTTCCTATTGGTAATTCATTTTGGGCATCATATTTATAGCTGTCAGTGTAATTAAAAAAATCATTATTTTTATAAAGATATTCGTATTGAACAACCCAAACTAATAATTTGGTTGGATGACTCATTGCTATATTTATTGTCCTGTTTGTGTTAGTTATTATTTCTTGTCCATTGTATGACACTTGATCTAAAATATATTCGTGTTTTGCTTTGGCAAATTTTGACCTTTCTTCTTCATCCAAATAAATATAATCTATTAATAGGTGACAATTATTTATTTTTAATCGTTTAATGGGTGTTTTTAAGTATGAATGTACTTTTGGTTTAACATTTGCGTATGGCATACAAAATGATTTCGAAGATAATCCATATATATAATACTGTTCATTGTTTTGAGAATATAGTTCTGTATTAATTTCTAAATTTGATAATGTTGATATATTTAAAATTTCAGTTGAAATAAAATTATTTGACGATATTAATGTGTAATATAATCTTTTATTTATAATGTCGTGATGTATAAATTTTCCGCTAGCTGTCACATTATTTACAGTTTGTTCAATGTATTCATTTTTTGTGAATGTCACTATATCAGTATCTAATGTCATATAATGTGTCGGCGTAATGTTATAACATTTTTTTAGGTCAGCCATTTGTAAATTTACTTTTACATCACTATATTGTAAACTTACCATAGGTAAAGCCATTCCCGTATTTTTACAAAACCAAAACTGCAGTGGAACATATATTGTGTATGATTTTTTACCATTTGATGGTTCGTGCAGTTCTGGTACCATTCCATACATTTTTTTATTACCATCGTCTTTTTTTTGCGTTAATTCAAACCAAATATACATCCATTCACCATAATTTCTATTTATGACCTGTCCATTTATTTCTATTTCTATATTATCTATCAAAACAAATGCAATATTTTTTGACCATGAAAATTGTGTTATGTTATCTATTCCCGAATTATTTGTAAATTGTTGCACTTCTGGTAATGTAATCGATAAATGCATATCACTAATTAAATCCCCATCTGGGTGTATTGTACATGATGTTTTTTTTTCGAAATCTGGCTTATGTGAAAAATATTGTGGAATTGTTTCTATTGCAAAATTTGTATGCCTCCTATATATTGTTTTAAAAAAAGTTATTTGTGGGTCTTCTGTTAAATATAAATCCTCAACACCTCGAGCAGCCAATTGTATTATTCCTCCTGACATTTTAATATAATACAATAAAATTAAAAATTATAACTTAACCCATTTAGGTTAAATTAATAAAATTATAAAT